GCAAGCTTGCCAGCTCGTTAAGCGCCTGCTGTACAGTTACAACGGCACCAGTTAAAGGACTGCGAACCGTTCCACCTTGAAGTAAAGTAGCATCGATTTTGTTAGTTAAAACCAGCTCCGCTTCATCGGTGTAAGCAGTTGCATTAGCATAAACCTCTGCGGACTGATTATCTGCATAACTAGTCAACTCATTTACGCGCTGCTGAATAAGTGCAGCCTGTGCAGCAAAGCGGGAGTCTACACTTGCGGTTAAACTATTAAGCTGGGATTGTATCGGCGCAACTTGTGATGCCACATAATCTTGCACATACTGAACAGTAACACCGGGAAGATTTTTAACCTCATCAGTGATTCTCTGGACCTCTTTTGCAATCTCGCAAAGCTGCGCCGAATAGGTCAAAGCTGCGGCAAACCCGCCGCTAATTGTTGGGATGCTTGGAACACAATACATCAAACCACCTCCTTAAAGCCCCATAAAATCAAAGGAAAAAGCGTTTAAATTAAGCGCTTCAAATTCAGAACACGTGAGCGAACGCGCGTCGAAAGAACCAGCCGTAGGACCGTTCTGGCGCAATCCGGCCAAGTCGTTTACGATTGTTTGTACCGTGTCCATCTCACCCGTAATAACGTTCCTCAGTAAAACATCTTCAAGCACGATATGGTCTAACACGGTGTTGACGCGGTCTGACATCTCGTCAGTATAGTCGTTGCACAAGGTGTACGTGTAAAGCATAAGGGCCGAAACATAGTTGTTAACGTCGTTAACCATGGTGTATATGGCAGTGTCAGCACTTGAAAATCTCGCGTCGCAACTTAGAGATAATTCGGTAAGCTGTTGCTTCAACGGAAAGAGGACTGAATAGACAAATTCTTCTATCCACTCAGGGCTCGCTTCCGAATAGAGGGCAAGTTCATCAGCGGCCTCTTGGACTTGCGCCATTAAAAGGATTATCTTTTCTTCGTCACTTAAATCTGCATCGTATGCAGTGGGGATTATAGGGAATTTAATTTTGCATGGCATCTAATTCCCTCCTTTACCAAATTTGCATGAACAATGGCTCTAGTTCCTCAATAATCTGCGAGTCAATGTTTAGGAAAGTTTCCCGGAACTCTTTAAGCATCTGCGCGTCTGTACGTCCAGCATTGTTTCCAGCTATCTTTTTAAAATAGTGGTCTGTGCTGTCCGTCGTATTGTTCGCCGATGACGTTGAGCCGGAAGTCGTTTTCCCTATCATTGCGTTTGTAGCATAAACTTCATTCTCGATACTAGGCATCGACAGAAGTCCCTGCGGGGTGTTGCTTGAAACGTCCCGACTGCTTCCCGTTCCGTCAGCCCGAGCCGTGCTGTCACTGGCGGCAGTTCCCTCGCGGTCATATTCCTCGGTGTAATCAAGACGTGTCAAAGCCTGAATCGGCAACAGCTCACTCTTGTACAGCTGGTTATAATAAACCATTATTTCACCCATTTTCCGAGCCATAAATCTAGCAAACAGGGCAGGAGTTTCCAGACCTATTTCCCGGAAAGCGTAGTGTTCAATGATTTTATTATTTAAAATTGGCCTATAATCTTCATCAAAGATAGGGTAAATGGACAAGCCTAAGTCATAACCTGCTTCTTCCAAAGAGCGCAGTTCAACCGTATAACGTGCCACTACCTCACCTCCAAATCAATACCATCTTCGCGGCGAACAACATAATCTTCCCCGTCGTATTCCTCCACGGGAACGTTGTTAATCATATTCGTGTTGAACTCGACAGACACGTTAAGACCGAACATTTCGTTAATCTGTCTCGCCGCTTGCCTGCGGCCATTCAGCATGATTGTTCTTTGCGCTTCAACTTCGCCAAGGTTGCTTGTGACTTCCGCGCCTACTTTTCTTTCTTTCTTCGGTGTGCTGTCATTCTCGATTCCGTAGAAAGTCATTGCTTCGTTTATTTTTACTCTTTTCAGTTCTTCCAGCTTATCAGCCACGAACGGCGCATCAGTCTTTAGAACAGTGAAATCCTCAACCTTGAAACCGCCCTTATTACCATAGATAACAGGCATGTTTCCAGCGTAGTTCTTGTAAACGTTCATCATCGTCAGCTTTTGACTTTCCTCGCATAGGATAAGCGTGGGGGTTTTCTGCTGGGCTACGTTAACGTCTATCGTGCGGTCAATGTCGGCCACTCTCTGAGCGTAAAGCTGAGTCGTGCGGAACGACGGCTGACGGAGATAGTTGTTGAAAATGATAACACTGTTTTCCGGAGTGAGAACTTTATTATAACCGTTAACAGCGTAAGCCCGGCGGTACTTCGGAATCCGGTAAACGTTCAGCTCACCGCCTATCATGCATTGAAGTGCAAGATAATCTTCCATAATCTCATCACGGAAGAAAATCGCCATTCCGTCACAAAAAAGTGTGTATTCGAGAAATCGCTCATCAATCGTGTCCGGCAAGCCGTTCCATTTAAACATGTTAATCGCTAGTTCCTGAAAACGATAGAACCAGTCACAGAACGTTGCGTCATTCATCTGTGCGCTTTCCATGAACTGCTTGTGTTGCAAGCTTGGGTTTGAGTATTTCGGCATCTACGTCACCTCCTAAACGATATTATTTTCGCCGCCGTAGTTGCCCACAACGTCCGTGTGCCAATAGGTTATGCCGTTTTTCAAAATCCTCTTTATCTCTGCTAGGTCCTCAACCGGGATACTGCCGAAAATATTCGCTGTTCCGGCCTTGATATAATTCCAGCGTTCCCGGCTCTTTGTGTTGGGTCGTTTCATCTCGTTCACTCGGTATCCGAACATCGTAAAATAATCGTCGATACGATACACGAACTCCCGCCGGATGGTGCGTGGGAACATATAAAGGTAGTGCTGGCCGTTTGCAAAATAGCTTGCGGCACTTGCCGTACTGCCTTGCGCGCTGTCAGGAATGATTTTGTGCTGTTCCATAGCAACAAGATTCTGCCCCACAGTGTCAAGAACAGAAACAGCGCTGTTCAGTGCGCCCGCTATGTTTCCGGATACAGCACCGGCCACAACGCCTATAGCACCTTTTGCAGCTCCCGCGTAAACTTGGTAGTTCATTCCGAGAATGTTCTGTGCGTACCAGTTCTTGTACGTGTCGTTAATCCATGAACATGTGGGATAAGGTGCCATCTGTATTCCATCGTCCAGCGCCTTGTCAAGTCCCTTGTAGCCATTTGGAACAGCAACGATTGGAGCAGAGCCGCCGAGCGTGCTGAACACGGTAAACATGTTTGTATAACGGTCAAACAGCTCATATCGGTACTCTTTCGCACCCATGCCGCTTGCGTAAACCTCAAGCGAACGGTACGGATAGCAGTACGTCTTGTTGTTCTTCGGTGTAACACCGTCCATTGGGGCGAACGGGTTTAGCAAGTTGCCGCCCTCGATATGGTGTGTCGTATCTGTATTTATCCACCCGCTGCCGGGAGACGCTTCAAGAATGCCCAGCAACTCGAGAGGGTACATGAAAATAGAGACAATCGCGGCACCCTTTCCGGCTTCACTGTACCTTTCCACTAAGGTGCGCATATCATCTGCGCTTTCTTTCTTAGCGTAGAAATAAGAAACGCCGTTGAATGTGTTGTCCAACATGGCAAGCGCGCTCCCGCCGTCAAGCCGCTCCGACACGCCCATAACAATTCCGGGCGTAAGTGCCACTACGTCACCGTAGCCGCTAACCACGTTATCGTTATAAATATACTCACCGGTCTCCAGATTTTCCGGAACCTGATTCTTTCCAAACGTGTCATCAGAAACGTGTTCCCGCTCTATGAAGCTATCTCGCCAGCTCCAATCGAACTGCCACGTTTGCATCACATCAAGCTGAAAGTGAAGCCGCGTGTTGCTGGGGTTGTCGTACTCTACCTTATTTATAAAGGCGTAGAACCACTTGTTCCCGAAATCTGGATTCTGCCACATAAGGTAGTTGCAGTCGAAATATCGGTCAGCAGCATCCGGGGCATTGAAAATTCCCTCTGTTCTCTGGTACGTCTGGTTTGTGAACGTGAACTTTACTTTTGTGATAAAGTACGCAAGCTGCGCTTCCTTGTCGGAAAAGTCCATCGTATTTTCATAGGTGTTATCCAGCGGAACACCTCGCAGCACTCTGACGGTGCCCATTGGTGTAAAAACCATGTTGTCTCCTTTCTGGGAATTTCCCCGCCCGGCTCACCACAAACCGGACGGGGTGTTTCCTCTATAATGTTTACGCGCCTACGGTGATAGCAGCGGTGCCGGCCTTCGTGCCGTCGGCCACGCTCGTAGCCGTCACAGTGATGGTTGCGCCGGTTTCGTCCTTATCAACAACCAGCAAGCCAGTCGGGCTGATAGTCGTGTTCGCGCTGGCCTGACCGGAGATAGTCCACTTCACAGCTGTGGAAGCAAGACCGGTAATCACAACGTCAGCTTTAAGCTGCAAGCTCTTACCTGGTGCAACAGTGGCCGTAGCCGGAGAGACCGTCACGCTAGTGATACCGTTGACCGCGCTCGTGAACGCAATCGCGGGCATGAACGGAGACACAGAGAACGTACTCCACTTGTGGAAGTAGTAGTTCCAGTACAGGCCCTGCCCGTTGTACTGCTCCGTGAAGTTGAAGAAGTTGTCATAGACCTGGAACCAGTCCCGATGCACAAGGGCGCCGGTGATGGTGCCGAGGGTTTCCAGCTCAGCTTCCGTGAACGCCTTGTAGTTGCCGGACGTATCATCAGCGAACAGCAGATTCATGCGGGCGATTTCGCCAGCGGACGGACGGAACGTGTTGATAAGCACACGGTGGCCGAGGAACTCTGCCTTACCCATGTTGAACGCGCTCGCCAGAACTTCAACGTCCATGATGGCATCAGCGTCAGCCGAGAGGATGAGGTACTGCTCATCTTTCGTTGCGTAGTTGTCAACACCTGCGGCGTTGTAATCGGCGCTCAAGAACTCAAGCTGATTGGAATAGCTCTTGAACTGCGCAGCAAGGGAGTGCATGTTTGCAGCGGCGACAGCCGGAGTATTGACCGCCGTCATGTTGCCGTTAAGAGCGGCGCGGCACAGCATGTATTTCATAGTCAGGAACTCATCCTGATTCGCCGCCGTGTACATAGCATCTACGATTCGGCCTATCAAGTCCGAAATACCCTGCCAAGACAGGAACGCCTGACGCAACTGGTCATTGCTAACGGTGTTTTTGTAGAACTTCTGATAGTTCAGAATGTGGAACGCTGCCCGCACGTCCGGAATCTCGCGTTTGAACAGTGTCGTTTCCGCGTTCTGCGGGTCGAACGTGAAAGGCTTCGCAAGGTTAACGTAAATCTCTTCAATCGTTTCGCCGTATTCCAGCAAGCCCTTTTTGAACATGGCCCACGGGTTTTCGTACAGACGCGAAAGGATGATAACGCGCCCGATTCGGTTTACAAGAGCGTTCAAGAACTCGTTCTGGAAAGCCGGGTACTGGTTGATAATGGCGCCGATTGCGCGAACGCTTTCGTTCGTAGGCTGAGGAGCGGGGATAGCTGCACGGAAAGCAGCGGAGACCGGAGACGTTTCGTCATTGACAATAGCAGACATGACGGCTACGCCGTCGGGATTCTGCACACCAGTTTTAGGAGTTGTAGCCATTGATTAGCCCTCTTTTCTTTCAAATAATTGTGCGAAAGTCTGTACCGTGCCGTCACGTTTAACGTCGGCTTTGACTTCCTCTTTCACTTCGGCTGCGCCGGAAAAGAACGTATCATGAAACTTTTTCTTCCAAGCGTCATTCTGTTCAAGCATTGCCGCCTGAGCTGCGAGTGCTTCGTCTTTCCACTGAATGGCGGTTTTCCCCTCAACGACTACGTTTTCGGGTGCCACCTTTGTTTCATAGTCATCGTAGAAAGACTTAATCTCATTCATAGCCCCAAATACCTTGTCGGGCTCGCCGCCGCCGGAGATTGTTTCAAGACGAGCCATGAAATCCTCGCGTGTCATTCATCTTCTCCTTTCTCTTCCCTTTTCAGGAGAATGTCGATCAGCAATTTAATCACCGTAGTGTTATTCTCCACGGCTGCTTTGACTTCTCCGAGTGTCTTTTCCGTTTTCTGGTCTGCATCTTCCGTGCGCTTTATTTCTGCTTTCTTTGTGTACATAACGTAAGCGCCCATAGCGATACACGCCGCGATTGGAAAACCAACCACCGTTAATTAACTGAATGATGGCATCCATTGACATTTTATCCCCCCCCTTTTCTTTATTGTATTCTCCTGCCTATAATACATTATACCATGGAAAAGTGAGTGTGTCAAGCAAATTGCACAAATTCTTCTGCGTTCTTTGTGCATTATTTCATGCATAAAAGGCTTGCAATCGGGTGCGGAGCCTGCTATAATATAGACAGTGAATGATACAAAAACACAACCGCCCAGAGGTCACAGGGCAAGAAAGGACACGACAATGATTTTTACTAGAATTCGCTCTTACACTTGCGACGGAAAATTCACAACGGCTGAACATCTTTATTTAGGCAAAAATCAAACGAGGGCGATTACTCAATTCAGAAGAGAATATCCTGAACATGAAAACTGTGTTATTGTGGCTGAATCTTATGAAAGTGAAACACCAGAAAACAAAGAACATTTTGAAGCATGTTTACGGTGCGGTTGTGTTCACTGATTTTATGCATCATCCCGCCCCGGAGGTAACGAGGGCAGAAAGAGAGGAAAGAGAAATGTTGACCTTTGACGAATACATCGAGAACGCATCCCGGCTGACATTTGAAGATTATGACGATTACACACTGGAGGAAATGGCGAACCGGCTTTCATTCAAAATCTTTGAGTGCCGCTCGGTGTTCCGCACGCTGCCGAAGAATACCCGAATGCTTTATATCATAGCATACAATGAAACATTACACGAAATCAGACGGAGGAATGAAAAATGAAATCTTACAGTGCAATGGTTCACAGCTACGGAAAAGTCCGATTCAAGCGTAACTTTCTTTACGAAAACAAGGCAAGTTTTATCAGGGTCCTCCGGGAGATCGGATACCAAGTAAACCCGAAACACGTTAAAGAAACGGCGCTGTTTGATTACATCATGCAGCACCCTGACTATAATGACGATATGTGGAATCTACGCAGCATTCCGAAAGAGGGTGTGCAGGGATGACAGCAGGAGAAGCGCTCCAAGCCGTTGGCTGGGTTTTCCTTGGATACACCGCAATCAACATTATAATCATGCTGCTCATAGCCAAAGAGCAGAACAATAACGGGAGGAAGAAATAATGACAACATTTGAAGTGAAACGACTGAAAGCCCTTTACCAGCTCCGGCTGGATATCGTAGACAGAGCAGAGCAAGAGGAATGGAGCAGTCAGCGGCTCTGCATTGCGCAAGCCAAACGCGACATGATGGAAAAGGTCTTTGACGTGCTGGGAGTGCAGTACGATGAGTGAAGATAAATGGTTGGTGCACAAGGAGGGCTTATTGCTTGGTGAACACGTTTTTCACGTTGGTAAGAATGAAATAACGCTTAAATTATTCACTTTCAACAGCAAATACTTTGCAGAATTATGGATAAATAATTATTTACATTTCTTTAGCGAGGCGGCCGAATAATGAGTAATGCCGACATCAAGCTATGTTTCCGGGTAATAGACCTTGAAGTTGTAAAGTATAAAGGTTTCAAAGATGATGGTAAATTCTATCTTGCTGAACAGGTGATGCAATCAAAACGCGGGATGGAGAGAATGCTTGCCGCCTTGCTGGGACAGCCGGTAGAAAAACTAGCAGAAATACGAAAATTAATTTGAAGAAAATGCTTGACAGCACCTCGAAAACATGATATACTAATAACAGTGAAATGGCCGGGGAACTCCACTGATGAGCCTGTAACACCCGGCGAAAGGGCGAAAGCCCTCTGGTGGTCTTTTCACTAAAATAAAATAAAGAGGAGACAAAGCAATGAGCAAAATGTTTACGCGCACCGTCACCACCGGCACAACCGCCCGCTTTATCGAATGGGACATGAGCGGCCCCGAACCCGTTATGATTCAAGAGGATGATTTCATCATCGACAAGGCTCTGAAAGACAAGGCGAAAGCCGCCCGCATCATCAAGAGGGAACTTGCGCTGGAGGGTGTTGTAGCTGTACTGGACTTGCAGCCCAAGACGAAAACTTACACTTGCAGCCTTGAGGACTTCATGGAAATCGCAACCGAAATCGAAGAGTAAACCCACCCGGAACAAACAAATTTAACAGATGTGCTAACGGCTTAACGGGCAGAAAGAGGAACTAACATGGCTAACGATTTGATGGTAATGAACAACGAAGAACAGAACAACAGCTTTTGCACCTACGTCCCGCAGTCTAAGGAAGATTCCGTTTTCCTGTTCAATGCGGTAGCAGACCCCACGTACAGCCGTGATGAAGTCATTGGCAAGGAAATTGCCGTTACGAACGTTTACGTAGAGACAATCACCGTGCAGGCGCAGAACGGCGAGGAGGGCGAGACGGTTGAAATTCCCCGCATCATCTTCTTTGACGATAAGGGAGAGAGTTACGCAATCACGGGCACGGGCCTTGTGGGAGACCTCAAGCGTATCTTCATGACGTTCGGCATGCCGAGCGAATGGACAGAACCGCTCAAGCTGAAAATCGTCGACAAGCCCGCCAAGCGCGGCAAGATTCACAAAATCGTGCTTTGCTAAATAATTGAAAGGAGATGGCCGGGGTAAATAAATGCCCCGGCCTATTTTGAACTATGGGAGCAACGAGAAACGGAATCTACTACGACTTGCGGGAAAGCATCTTCATTTTCAATTCTGGTGACCCTAACAAAGAAATAGAGTTGCGCTTTTCCAGCTTGCGCAACTTGCAGCGGTATCTTCTGGGTGTTGAAGAACACATCGAGAAGATTGATATGAAGCTTTCCAACATGCTGGGTGTTGAAGTACACAACGACACAATGGGGCTTTTGTCCTATTACTTTCAGATAGAGCGGCGCGGCTGCTATATTCGTGTAGGGGAGGAGATTATACTGTGGCAAAACGAAGTTTCTTTACAGGGCGAGAGCGTGACGCGAAAGACGTTAGAAACGCAGTAGAGCGATTTAACCGGGCAGTGGAGAGGGCGGCGCAAACCGCCCCCGCCCAGCTGGCACAATATCTTCCCGATAAACTGGTGCTTGGGGAGGTCAAGAAGAACATAGGAAGCAAGGATGATTTGGAGAACTTCATGCGGGCAACTGCACATGCTGCCGAGCCTGACGCGTTCACTTTCATTCCCACGGAAAAAGGAATAACAACAAAGCTGGACGTTATACGGGTGCAGGAGGGCGTTGAGCGTGTCAACGCTGCCAGAGCCAAGCGGGCAGAGGAAGCCCGCAAAGAGGGTAACACGGGCGGCACAAAAGCACAGATAAAGAGGCAAAGCCTAGACCCAATCGCCTATGAACCGCTGAACAAGTCGGACAAGGAAATAAAGAAGTTCCTGAATCTTATCAACCGCTTGGACACTGATGCCGACAGGGAACGCAAGGCAGAGCTATACAAGAGAAATTACCTCAAGGCAGCGGAAAATGAACTTGGAAAGAAAGCGGCGAGAAAATTAGAGGAAGCCATTAGAGGTTTCACCGGACAAGAAGTATATGACGCGGTTTTCGCTGACCCACTTTTGCAAATTGATACAATCTATTTCGGAAGATACTATGAAGAACAGATGTTTCTGAACCGAATACTTGCAAGGTGGGAGCAGTACGGGTATGATTCTAACAGCTGACTTTGAAACGACAACAGAAGCGCCCGCAAGAGTGTGGGCGACTGGGTTGTGTGAAATAGCAAATCCTGAAAACTTCATATACGGGAACAGCATAGACTGGCTTTTCGATTGGCTGATTGACAGCGAAGAAAGCCACACGCTCTATTTCCACAACTTGCGTTTCGATGGCCAGTTCATTCTGTTCTACCTCTTTACCCATGGGTACGAGTGGACAGACAACAGGAACCTGAAGCAAGGACAATTTAAGACGCTAATATCTGATATGGGCATGTTTTACAGTATCACGGTTTGCTTTGAGGATGGCGGCAAGGATGATAAGAAAGAGGTCACGTTTCTGGACAGCCTGAAAATCCTGAATTTCAGTGTAAAACAAATTGCAAAGGGTTTCGGGCTTCCGATAATGAAAGGCGAAATAGACTATAAAGCAGAGCGCCCCGTGGGGCACGATCTCACACAAGAAGAAGTTGACTATCTAAGAAATGACGTTCAAATAGTTGCAATGGCGCTTTCTGTTCTGTTCAAGCAGGGGCTAAAGAAAATGACATCGGGCAGTAACGCCTTTCACGACTTTAAAACAATATTCGGAAAGAAGAGATTTGAAAAGATATTCCCTGTACCAGAGAATGACAAAGAAATTCGATATGCATACAAGGGCGGTTTCACTTATCTGAACCCTGCATTCGCGGAGAAAGAAGTCTTTGACGGGCATGTGTTCGATGTCAACAGCCTGTATCCCTCTGTAATGTATTATAAGATGATGCCATTCGGCGTGCCTGTAAAGTTCTCTGGGCGTTATGAGGATGATGAGTTGTATCCTCTTTACGTTCAGCGGATAAAATGTCAGTTTGAGTTGAAACCGGGGAAAATCCCCACCATTCAAATAAAAGGGAATCTGGCTTTCATTCCCACACAGTACCTATCTGATAGCGGGGACGAGTTCGTAGAAATGACGCTGACCAACGTGGACTTGAAATTGTTCTTTGAGCAATATGAGGTCTACAACATTGAGTATCTTGACGGCTTCAAGTTCATGGGTGCCTATGACCTTTTCAAAGACTATATTGACAAGTGGACGGCGGTAAAGATAGAAAGCACGAAAACGAAGAATGCGGCTATGCGGTCTTTGGCAAAGTTGATGCTAAACAGCCTGTATGGAAAATTCAGCTTGAACCCGAAAGTTCAAAGCAAAGTTCCGTACCTTGACCGAGTGAACAAGGTTGTAAAGTACAAGTTGGGGCCCGAGGAAGAACGAGATCCGATATATGTTCCGGTGGGCGCTTTTATTACTTCATACGCGCGAGAGGTTACAATCAGAGCAAGCCAAGCTATCAAGGATTTGAGCATAAAGAAGTACGGCACGGACATGTATATTTACAGCGACACGGACAGTATCCACACGCTGCTGCCTGTTGAGGACGTGGAGACGATTATTGAAACGTCTGATACAGAGTTGGGGAAATGGGCGCACGAAAGTGACTTTGTGGCTGGGAAGTTCCTGCATCAGAAATGTTATTGTGAAGCTGAAATTGTGGATGATGATGAGTATTCAAGGCTTTATGATGACGAGGAGACGCGCAGCCGATGTACAATTTTTGACGGCGTGAAAACGTTCCTAAAGGTAACGAGCGCGGGAATGAGCAGCGGGTGCTACAAATATGTCACATGGGAAAATTTCCGGACGGGCGAAGCGTTCAGAGGAAAATTGCTGCATCAAAACGTCGAGGGCGGCGCGATATTAAAAGATGTTGACTTTACGATAAAGTAGTGGTATAATAGTAGTAGGCCTGAAAGAGAAAGGAGCGTTACCAATAATCCCGATGTTACGCGGTGAAACGCGCGGGTGCGGCGCGGGTTTAACAAACTTGACACTCCCCTCTTTCAGTGCCAATGGAGGTTATTAGATGGATTCAAATATATTCTGGGATATGCGCCGCACAATGTCCTACAACCGGTTTCTTAACTTCATCGTTGGGAACCGCGGCGGCGGCAAAACATACGGCTTCAAGAAAATGGCGATTGAGCGATTCATGAACGGAAAAGGCCAGTTTGCATATATCCGGCGTTACCAGACAGAGCTTGACAGCACGCTTCCGACTTTCTTTGACGATATTGCCCCTGCGTTCCCCGACTTGGAGCTGCAAGAAAAAGGTGGGTACTTCCTCATAAACGGTGAAGTAGCGGGGAAGTCGTTCGCGCTTAGCACAGCGGCGGGCAAGAAGTCAATTAGTTACCCTGACATCACCCTGATAGGGTTTGACGAATTTCTGATAGAAGTCGGCAGCTACCGTTATTTGAAGAATGAAATATCAGCGTTCACGAACCAACTTGAAACAATAATCCGAATGCGGGATAATGTAACGGTTTTCTGTATGGCGAACGCTATTTCAATTACAAATCCCTACTTCCTCAACTATGACTTGAAAATGCCGAAGCCTGGCGAGATATGGAGAAAGAACAATCTGATTCTTGTGGAGAACGTTGTAAACCCGGAGTTCGTGAAAGCGAAGCAGGCTACCCGGTTGGGTCAACTGGTAATGGGAACAAGTGAGGGAGAACACATCATCAACAATGCTTTCTATCTCGACGATAATACATTCATAGAGCCGCGAAGCAAGAACGCCAGACCCTTTATGACCTTGGTTTACATGGGTCAGAATCTAGGAGTCTGGGCAGACATGCAGGAGGGCCTTGTATGGGTTTCTGAAAAGTATGACCCGTCGGCTTTCACCTACGCACTGACAACGAAAGACCACAAGCCCAACATGCTACTTGTTACGGCTAATAAGTCGATGTTCAAGCGCTGGGTTGTTGAACCATTCGAGCAAGGCGCCCTAAGATTTGAGACGATGAATGTTAAAAACAACATCATGCAAGTTATGAAATGGAGGATTTGACATGGCGAAGAAGAAAGTCATTGATGCGTGGTATCTCCAATATGAGATGCTGAAACGGTTCTTTCCGAAAGACGATGTACATGCAGAAGATAACTTCATCCTTGCGAATAAACTTGTATTTGCGCTCAACATTATCCATGATGCTGGAGAGATAACGAGCCGCACGGAAGCGGAGCTGGAAGCAATGGTTAAGAAAACATTCTTTGTAAAGTGGTGATGAAATGGCGTACAGCACTTATTTAACAACAGGCACTTCCGTCAAGGTAACCGCAACATGGCCATCATACAGTGACGGAACCCCGCACCGGGGACAGGATATCGTTGTGTACACGAACCCTGCTTATATTCGCGCCTTGGTTGCCGGAACTGTGCTGCGTTCAGAGTTTGGGAGCGGAAGCAATGCGAGCTACGGGAACTTTGTACAGATTCAGCACTCGGACGGCTCGTGCAGCTTGTTTGCACATCTTGCAAGCCGAAACGTAGCGGTTAACGACACCGTATCGCCCGGAGACGTTATAGGAATCATGGGCAGCACCGGGAATGTCACTGGGCCACATGTGCATGTTGAGTATCAGACAACACCGTGGGGCACGCTACAAGACCCCTCTTTGATAACGGGTATCCCAAATGCAGTGGGAACTTATGAAACGGTGTACGGTGGAGGAAGCGGCCCACCGCCAGACCCTACACCGACAGCCGAATGGACCCTTGTTCTTTCGTCTGTACTGTTCGCAGATGGACGAGTTAGGATATTCCCTACAAGCAACGATGGTGGCGGTTGGGTGTACTTCAACAACAGTCGCTTTTACCGCTCGAACTATCCGGCGCTTGACCATTTTGAAATCTGGGATTCTGGCTACTGGGCTAACTACAACGGCATTGTCTCGATGGAGGTTGGATTGTTCAACGTAGCAGCATTGAAGATTTAGGGGTGATAAATATGTGTGGAATTAAATGCTGCCCTTATAAAAATGATGACCGTATGCAGTGCGAATGGTGCCCTAACCGTGAGCCCGGCGAGTTCGATTTTGGTGATTACGATGAATTCGAAGAGTTCGACGATTTTGAAGATTTTAATAAATTATAGAAAGAGGTAATTGAAATGAAGCTGAAAGATTTAGTGGAAGTCCTTGCCGGGTATGATGCCATCATGATTAGCCTTGAATCGGAAAACGGGTACGCTGAACACTTATACACCCGGGCATGTGAAATTCCCACAAGCGTTCTTGAACGCGAAGTCACGCGCGTAAAGAAGCGCGGCAACGTTTTCGAGAGTGATGTCAGTAAACACGCGTAAGCGTCTTTATAGTCCGAATATACACATGTTGTCCAATTATCATGCAAGCGCGACAACCTAAGCTATGGAGGTAACTATGGTAAAACTCACTGAGATTTTTATTCGCAAGGGAACAGCCGCCCGTCCGGGTAAGACAATGTCCCCAAAATTTATCACAATTCACAACACGGCCAACACTGGTAAAGGAGCGGGCGCGCGTAGCCACGCCAGCTATATGACCGTGAACGGTGGTCAGAACAAGACCGTTTCATATCACTACGTTGTGGACGATTCCGAAATTATCCGATTGATTCCTGATACTGAAATAGCATGGCACGCAGGGGACGGTGCGAACGGTGTTGGCAACTTGCAGAGCCTTGCAATCGAGATTTGTGAGAATCCTGAAAGCGATTTACGCAAGGCTACGGACAACGCCGCCGAGCTTACCGCGCGGCTCATGTCTGACTGGAAGATTCCGATTGCAAATGTTGTGCAGCATAACCGCTGGAGTGGAAAGAACTGCCCACGCCGCATTCGCAAGGGCGAGCCGTACACATGGGAACAGTTCAAGAAAGTTGTGCAGCTGTACTACGATGAGGGCACGAAGCCGCAGAGCGGCAAGGATACGGTTGCTCCTGACGGAGAGTTGTTCACAGTTCAGACGGGTGCTTTCAAGAGCAAGCAGAATGCTGAAAGGTATGCTGCTGACCTGAACGCAAAGGGCGTGCAGACCATTATTTCTAAGAAGAAAGTTTAACACATAGCGCACACTCACACTCACACTCACACTCAAGATGCCAGCACCTCACCTACGGGTGGGGTGCTTTTCTGTGTCTGTGTGAATATG